TTTTCATTTGAATCATTTGTATTATCAATTGTTCCAAAATATATACATTCTGTATTTAATGGGAATTGTTTAATTATTGTTTTTTCAATTTCTTTTTCTTTTTCTAAGATAATATTTTCCTTTTTCAATAATTTTTGCTTTAATTCATTTGATTCTTCTTCCAAAACTTCGTGTAACAAATTTTCTAACTTAATAAAATAATAGTGGATTTCTTTTGCTTTTTTAGTATCAGCTAAAAGACAAAATAATTTAAATGTTGTAATATTTATCATAATAACTTCTTTATTATGTCCACCATGTTTTTTGCTCTGAAAATCTTGCTTTCCCTTTTGGGAGAGCAAGTTTATATTAGTTCCTCCTTCTTGAGGAGCAAGAATTTTATAATCAATATTAACTTTAAAATTTTTTTCTAATAAAGACTTTGCTTTAACTTTTTGATTAAAACCAACCCATTTCCAAACATTATCTAAGTCAACTACAAAATCATTTGTTGGATGATAATTTAAGTAACAATAAAAACTAGATAAAAATAACTGTTGCTCCATATCTGTAAAATTATTTTTAATTTTTGCTAATAATTTAACATTATAATCGCTAGATAATTTAGTGATTGGGTTTGTTTCAATTAAACTGACAATATCAAGTGTATTCATCTTATGAAATAATTAATGGAGTGTCTTTAAGTTGTTATTCTTGCTTTTAATATTTGGAAGCAAGATTTGAAAAGCAAGTTTTAACAATAATTCTAGCTTTACAAAACCGCTTTCTTATTGGAGAAGCAACTTTATTACCATTTGCTCTTTTTTACCGCTATTTTTGGTCCCTGACCACGTTTCTTCACATTATTTGGGTCATATTGTTCATCTTCGTCGTCATCATTTATTTGTTTTGATAGCTCCCAGAATTCTTTTGACCCTAATCTGAAGTCATTGTGAGCATCTGCCTTATACCAAAACACTTGGTCTTGTAGTTTATTTGACTTTGCGTTGTTATTTATTACCAAACACTCATAATTTTCTGTACATTGATCCATCACCTGACAAAAGGACTCCAATGTTGGAAACATACCAGCATAGTTTTCATAAATACGCTTTCTATTTGCGATATATGGTTCTCTCAAAATGAAGACGTAATCAATGTTAGTTCTGAGCGTCGGAGGGATGCCTAAAGGATATTGCATTGTGATAAGTAACATTACCTTCCAATGTCTACCGTTCATAAAAAGTAATCGCATCATCTTATCACGCGCCCATGTATTATCATATAAACAATCATCTAAAATTACAAATGTTCTAGGATCAATTGTAGACCTATTAAATTGCTCCATTTCTTTTTTAATTTGCTTCAATACACCACGTTGTCGCTTCAATATATTTTCAATGATAGCTGTATTATATTCATTATGAATGAACAATTTTGGCACTAATTTGCCATAAAACCCGTTACCCTCTTCTGTTCCTGAAATTACAGTACCAATTGGAATATCCTGATGATAATATAATAAATCTCTTACTAAAAACGATTTACCAGTATCACGACGACCAATTAAAACTACAACAGGTCCTTTTGACTCATTCGGTTTAAAACTAATACTTTTCATATCAAACCTTTTTAGTTCCAAATTCATTATAATTATTATACTAAATAAAAACATTTTATTTACGCAATTTATTTTACTTTTATTTAGCAAACTTATAATTTTATTAAATAATTGATAAAATAATTAGTTAAATATTTATTTAATTTATATTTTATTTAGCTAATGACTATTTCGGTTAACTACCAAAAACGCAAGAATAACTCTCTTTTTAATAAGTTCCTAACTAACAAAAATATCAATTTATCCGATGTTCAAAATTATATTCCTATTTATGAAAGATTTTTTTCATTAAATGAATCTAACTTTAATTCTATTAATCTCAATCATAAATGGGCTATTTCTGATATTAAGGATATTAAACATAATGATCATCAACATATATTTTTATCTAAATTAAAAAATATTGATGATGAAAATGATATTATTACATCTCAAAAAGTTTTCATTAAAATGGCTCCTCTTTTAGACCCTTTTAAATATTTAGTAGGCAAATATAATTATTTGGACACTCAATTATTCAATCTACCATCTTTTGATAAAAACATTAAAGTTCACAACAAAATTTCTGACCCTAATAATTCTTCATATATTGACGGTTTCTTCTCATTTTTAACTAATCAATTATTACATCAACATAATTTTATTCATGGAGTTGAATATTATGGCTCTTTTTTAGCTATCAAAAATGATTATAAAATTAATGTAATTGATGACTTAGATTATCTTATTCAATCCGATTTTTTTGTAAAACAACAAAATATTTTGTTTAAAGTTGAAGATTATTCTCATCTTATTACTAATCAAGAAACCAAAAAATTACAGCCTTTAAACATATCTACTAGTTTAAAATCTAACACATCCGCTTTATCATTAAAATCCATTGATGAAAATTTATTTGAAAATATTTTTCAAACTAACAACACTCATGTTTCTTTGAATGATATCAAAACTATGGGTGTAGAATTAATTGATATCACAAATTGTAATGATTTTCATCTTTCTTCTCTTCGGGAAAAAAAATCTGAAACTCTTAAATCTGGTTCTACATGTTCTTCTAGAACATCTTATACTAATGAAAATGATGTATCTGAAACTAGTAACAATAAAAATTATAATTCTGACATTGACAATAATTCACATATTAATGAGGATATTGAAGATTATGATGAAGAGGAAGAAGATGATGACAGCGATTACAATACTGAAGAAGAATCTCTTTTTCTAACATTTCCTAAATTCCCAGTTCAAGTCATTTGTATGGAACATTGTGATAATACATTTGATAACTTAATTATTAATGGAAACTTATCCCATGACGAGTGGTTTTCTGCTTTGATGCAAATTATTATGATTCTTATTACTTATCAAAAATTATTCTCTTTTACACACAATGATCTACACACTAATAATATTATGTATATACCTACTAACAAAAAATTCTTATATTACACTTTTAAAAAGAAAACATATAAAGTTCCCACATTTGGAAAATTATACAAAATTATTGATTTTGGTCGCGCTATTTATAAATTTAATGGTAAACTTTTTTGTAGTGATAGTTTTCAAACTGGAGGTGATGCTGCTACACAATATAATACTGAACCATATTATAATGAGAAAAAACCACGTTTAGAACCTAATTTTAGTTTTGACCTTTGTCGTTTAGCATGTTCTATTTTTGATTATATTGTAGATGATTTTGACATGATTAAAAATCTTAATGAATGTCCTCCTATTGTTAAACTTATAGTTGAATGGTGTATTGACGATAATGGCATTAATATTTTATACAAAAATAATGGAACTGAACGTTATCCTGATTTTAAATTATATAAAATGATCGCTCGTTATGTTCATAATCATACACCAATAGCACAACTAGAACGCAAAGAATTTAGCAAATTTATTATATCTAATAAAAGTATTTCTCAAAATGAACAAATTATTAATATTGATGAAATACCTTCTTATTGTTGAATTCAATTAATTTATAAATTTAAATATTAAAATAATATTATTATTTTAATATATATTATTTTAATGACTGATTTTGGGTTTATTATTACACGTCATGTCAATTCAGAATTAACTAATAAATATTGGAACCAATGTGTTAAACTTATTAGAACCTTTTATCCATATAAACAAATTATTATTATTGATGATAATAGTAAACAAGAATTTGTTAAAGCACAATTTCCTTATAAAAATATTACTATCATTAATTCTGAATATCCTGGTAGAGGAGAAATTCTTCCATATTTTTATTATTTAAAATATAAATGGTTTCCTAATGCGGTAATTATACATGATAGTGTATTTATTCATAGAAGAGTACCTTTTGAACAATTTACTTTTCCTGTTTTACCATTATGGCATCATATTTATGATAAAGAAAATTTAAATAATTTAATTCGTATTGTTTCTTGTTTAAATAACAAAAATGAACTTATTAGAAAATTAAAAGGAGATGAGATTAATATTCTTGGTTTAAAAAAAGACAATTTTAATTTAGTATTTGGAACTCAAGCATACATAAAATTATCATTTTTGGAATTATTACAAAATAAATATAATATTACTAATTTAGTTAATGTTATTCATAATAGAACTGATCGTTGTGGTTTAGAAAGAATCATGGGTTTATTGTTTACTCAAGAATATTCTATTTTAAATAAAATTAACTCTCTTTTTGGTGACATTTTAGCAAAAAATAAATCATTTAATTATAATTATGATACCTACAATAAAGACCTTAAAAACCAAAAAGTTCTATATCCATTTGTAAAAGTATGGACTGGACGTTAAAAAGGAGGATTGTCTGTAAATGCTAATGGAGTTACAGGTACCACTGTTTCATGTATTATTGGATTCAACTGATCTATCACAAATTTACCTGTTACTACACTTAAATAAACTAACAAAGTATCTCTTATTAAGTATTTTAATGGTTTTGGCTCTTTATCTATATATCTCATTTCTATAAACTTCGCAATTAAAAAAATTACGGATATTATCCCTGCTATTAAAAATATATTATCCATAGTAAAATATATTTTTAATTTTCTTATTTGTTAATAACGCATTTATCAGAAAACTACGTTTACTAAAAGTCACCTGTTGCTTGCCGAACATTTCCTTAAAAAATTTTTTAAAAGGTCGGTTAAGTATCATGTCAAATTAATCTAAAATGGGGCGTGTGGTGGCATATCCCCCGCAAATTAGGCTAAAACTTCTATATCTTCTAACAAAAAATCATTATCTAATTTTATTTCTGGAGGATTTATTACATGAACATCTAGTCCATCTAGTGATATTTCTTCATTTGATATTTTCAGCTTCTCTTCCTCTTCTTCCTCTTCCATTTTTCTTGCTAAATTTCTTAATGTACTTATTTCTTCTAATCTTTCAATTGTTTTTGGAGCATTAACCAATTCTTCTTCACCATTTTTACTTAAAATCGCATCTACATCATTAAATTTTAAACTTACATTTTCATCCTTTCCTTCAAAAATAACTTCTGATTCTTTCTTTATTTCTGGATTTGGATTTTCTATTATTTGTTCTTTTATCTCTTCTACAACATCTTCTTCAACTGTTTCATCCATATATGCTCTCAAAATACTCTCTACTGGAATACTTTCTCTTACTGCGTTTAAAATACATTCTTGAACTATAATTTCTAATTCTCTATTATGTTTTTGTACTTGTAATGGTGATATATTCAACTCAAATAAATATACATTTCTATATATCTTTCTCGCTACATTTATATATGCTTTATGAATAAAATCGTCTAATTTTGGAATATTTATATCTATCTTTTTCTGTTTTTGTCCTACTCTCATTGCTGTTAAAATTTTTAATTGAATTATATGAATACATGTTACTAATTCTTCTAAATAAGAACAATTACTCCTATCAACTATTCTTTTACGTTCCGATTCAATTATTGTCGCATTCCATTTTGGAATTCTAGTAATAAAGTTTTGAAATGTCATTAAATATTTATCTACTTCTCCATTTTCTTTACACAGTTTGTAAGATTCATCAAAAATTGATTTAAAACCTTCAATTATTAATGGGGTTAAAATTGTTAATAATCTTGCTCCCCATTCATTCTTTGATTCGTGTAATGAACTAACATTGAAATCATCCATAATGTATTTATTTGATGTTTAATTTTTATCATTTAAACTTATTTTTACTAAATTTCTTGAACATTATTTCTTAAAATATCGTAACAATTATTTTTTCTGTGATGTTACCATAATTCATAACAAAAATATGTGTTATATTTTAGTGGGATTTTTCAGTAACAATTTTTTTCCAAAAAGTCAAAAGGAAAATGGATTTTGGACATTTTAAAAATGTCCATTTTGGGATTTCCCAAAAAAGTCTTGAAAAAGACCCTCTGAATCCAAGTTTGTGACGCAAATGCTCTCATTTTCAAAAAAAACATTAATTTTTTTGTTATGATAAAAAAATTTAATATTTTTAAAAAACTATTTAGGCGTTTTTTTTGTAAGTATATTATACTTACAAATGTCCGATATTTTTACGCCAAAATCCAATGATATTTTTGTTTGTGAAAGTTGTGACTTTAAATGCTGTAAACTCAGTGATTGGAATAGACATATTATGACACGAAAACACAAGAATACTGACGAAATACTGACAAATACTGACAATTTTACGCCAAAAAACGCCGAAACATTTTCTTGTAGTTGTGGCAAATTGTATAAACACAGACAAAGTCTTTTTAATCACAAAAAAAATTGTAATTTTGTTAACAAAACAAAAATGATTATTGATGTTATTAAAGAAGACAAAAATATTCAAGAATATTTAATGGAACAAAATAAATTACTTATTGAACAACTTTCACAGCAAAATAAACAGCTTATGGAACAAAATACCAAATTATTTGAAATTGCTCAAAATAGTAATTCTGGTACAATTAATAACACAGTTAATAATAATAACAAATTTAACATAAATGTATTTTTAAATGAGACCTGTAAAGATGCTATTAATTTATCTGATTTTGTGAATCAAATTCAAGTTTCTATAAGCGACCTTGAGGAAACAGGAAAATTAGGTTATGCGGAAGGTATCAGTAAAATATTTATTAAAAATTTAAATGATATTGACTTACCTCAAAGACCTATACATTGTAGTGACTCCAAAAGAGATGTATTATATATTAAAGATGATAATCAATGGACTAAAGATAATGAAACAAAAGATAAACTAACAAATGCTATCAAAATAGTAGCTAATAAAAATATTAAACAAATTCCTGAATGGCAAAAAGCAAATCCAGAATATAATAATCCAGAATCTAAACAAAATGATAAATATATGAAAATGATATGTGAAGTTATGTCTGGTTCAACTAAAGAAGAACAACAGAAAAATTACAATAAAATTATTAAGAATATTTCCAAAGAAGTTGTTATTGACAAAGCTAATGTATTATTTTAGATTTTTTACAGTAATATATTGTTAGATTCTTATCAATATATTACATAAATGATATGTTTTCTAATTGAGTTTCTTTGTCTAAAAAAGTAAAATTTATAACAAACATCATTAATAACTTTTCATTCCTGAACTCTTTTCTTACTTTGTTAAAAGCAATTAATAATTCATATCTTTTATCTTCCTTTAATTCTATTGTTCCATCTTCTATTAAATTTATTATATCTAAAGCATTATATGCCTTTTCATATAATTTTATTATAAATTCCTCTATCTCCAATTCCGTCATTTTTTCACATTTCATTGTTTTATTTATTTCTTTTTTTAACCATTCATTGCGTTGATTTTTAACACTTGTTAGTTTAAAAGATTCTTCCAAATTATATTTATATAAATTTATTTGTTTTCCCTTATATTCTGGTTCCGATATATATAATTCACAAAACCTTGATAGAATCGGCTTTAATAATTTATATTTATCCTCCACTATTATGAAAAATCTTGTATTATGACTAAATAATTCTATACATCTTCTTAGTGCTGATTGCGCATCCATTGTTAGTTTATCTCCATTTAATAACACTATACTCTTGAATGTGTCTCCACCATTTGAATTTATATGTGTTTTCGCAAAAAACTTTAATTCTTCTCTAATAAATTTTATACCTTTTCCATGGGCACAATTCACATACATTACAAAATCTTTTATCTTTTCTTTATTTCCATCATAAATTAATGAAATAAATTCATTCACAATTGTACTTTTACCTGAACCACTTGGACCATTAAATATGATATTTGGTATCTTTTTTATATTGTGGAAGTATTTTAGTTTCTCTTTTATATTTTCATGAATAATTATTGTCATTTTAAAAAGGTTTACTAATATTAAAACAGTGTTTTTATATTTTAATATTACGTATTTAATATTTTTATTCTAATCGGTATAATATTATTTATACAGAATTTGTTAGACTGTGAGTATATGGATTCTCTTTAAAAGCAATTAATAAATCTGGAGAAATACGGTCACAACTCATACAATTATCATAATATTGTGGAACCTGAGAAATTTTACCATAAGTTTGAACAGAAGGACCATTAGGAATTACTGATTGAGGTGCCCATAATCTATTATTCTCACGGTCTGAATCTAATTTGGACAATGTTACATTAATTTGTGTATTAAATTGTTTCGCATTTCCTTGATTTGTTCTTCCTACTATACTCTTTTCTTTTGCTTCACTATTTGTTTGTCTATAAACAGCATCATATTGTCTATTACCATATTTTGATGAAACGCCCATTACCTGTGAACAATTTGTAGTATCACGTTGATTTGCTATTGGTTGATGGTCAGAAACTAAATATGCCGCATTATCTTTTTGATTTCCTATATAGCCGTTAGGCTTATACAATGTAGTTTCTTTTATTGTTGTTGTAGGTACATCGCCTTGGTTTAGTACATAGTTTCCTGGAACTTCACCTCCTAAATTACCAAATATACGCATGTTACAACTATATTCTTCTTTTCTGGATGGTTTTAATATATCCATTACTGGAGCAATTGCTGCTCCTATTGCTCTTGAAAATCCTGTACCAAATGTTTGGGGTTGTGAATTTACAGCTCTATTATTGGCATAATTTGTATGACTATTTAATTGTTGGTCTTTATCATTATGTGGACCAGCACCTGTAGCATTTGAATGTCCTACATCAAATCCTTCCAATTGATTTTTTTTTGGTTCTTCGTATTTCTTTGGAACATAACTAGCTGTCTTTAATATAGCATTTGGTGTTCCATGTTGAAATGTTGTTGTATCATTTCTATGTGATGTTTTTTGGATTTCTTCTGCAACCACTCTTCCTGCTTTTTCAGCTCCAGTTGTTGTTAACCAACGGTCTTGTGTGTTGATGAAAAATGTATCTGGTCTATACTTTTCTACTCTTCCCTCTATTCCTACATTTTTAATTACTGCTTGTGCTGGACCTTGTAAACTATCTAAAGTATATTCTTGTTTTGGATTTGTTGATATACGTAATTCATCTACTGTTTTTGGTAACCATTTATCACGGGCTTCCATACCAGCATTGAAACCATGACTACCTTCTGATGAATAACCTTTATCTAAACCTGGACCAACTCTTACAGATTCAAATGGCTTTACCATGTTATTGCGATTTACTGGATTTTGCCTTGATTGATAAAAATCACTCATATCTGGCATACCATAAGCCCATTGAACATTTTCTTGTGGCTTAAATAATGGTGCTTGTTCTATTTTCTTAATTATTTGTGAACCATTTCCTACATAATTGTCTAAAATTGTCTCGGCATTATTGTTATTATATATTTGACCTTTTGGTTTTCCACCATTGAATGGAACCATATTGTTATGCATAAATTCTTTTGAAGATAAATAATCTCCTGTTAAAGAATAAATTTGCTGAATATTATTACTAATAGGAGCACCAGCACGTTCTTTTTGTTCATATACATTTTGATTAAAATACTTATCTGTTGCTACGTTTGGATTCGGATATTCCTGAACATTATCAACTAACTCTTTGTTATTCATTATAGGATAATTTTGTGGAGCAATATTTGTATTTGGTAAGTAATTTGATAATGGTGATTCTGTGTTTTTTGTACCTAGATTTGTTCTTATTCCCATATTATTGAAATTTTCTTTTTTACCGTTTTTTAGTTCTTTGGAAGAGTTGTTTTTATTTTGATTTGAAATAACATACATTCCTCCTAATGCTACTAATGGTATCGCTATTTCCATATTATATATATACATATACTTTTTTTACTTTGCTATAAAAAGTAAAACTAAAAATATATTAATTATGAAAAATAATTAATATATATTTTACAAGCTTGCTAAATTATAATTCTAACTGTTATCCTAGTTAAACTCTTTCACAATTATTTGTTACAGAACATGTTGTTCTTCCTGCTATATAAGTACCTTTTTGAATTTGTACTGGAACTGTATATCCTTGATCATTTGGTGGAACACAATCAAATTCTCTTTGGAAACTATCTTTTTCTAAAATTCTTGTACTTGCGTAACTTTGGAAAGGCATCTCTGTATGTGCTTGCGGATTATTTGGTAAAATATATGCGTGATTTTGTGTTAAATCTCTTGCTGTCCATGCTGGCATTATTGCTCTACTTTGCTCTGTTGTTAAAAATTTGTCACATACTGGGTAATCTATTGGAGAAGCATGTACAGTTTGTCTTTTATACTTTTCTTTGTTTAAACAATCCCTATTTAATTGTCTATCTATTCCTAAAAGTGAACTTTGGATATCTGTACAATGAGTCCATAAATTACCTCCCCATTTTTGAGGAATTATTTGAGGGTCTAACATGAAACATGGTTTATCTCCTGAACCAGGAACATCTAAATACCATCTTTCTTGATCAGTTTGTTGTTGAAGTTGTTTTGTAATTCTTGCTGGATCATCATGAAATCTTGTGAATGCCATTATATATATACCTTTAGAAAAGGTTGTAAGTGAAACTAAAGCAAAAATCTAAATATATTTTATAAAAAATTATAAAAAATTAGAATAAATCTATTTGAACACTTAAATCTTCTGCTGTATTAGCATTTCCACCTGTATATTCTATTTTTAAATGAAGTAAATCTCCAGTATTTAATCTAACACTTGCGTTGTAAAAATAACCTGATACTGGTAATGAGCTGTTTCCTGTAAGTGTTACTATAAATGACGTGTTAGTAATTGATAGAGTAGAAATTGGAGTATATTGAACTGTTAAAGTAACAGAATGAGGACTAATAATAGTTCCGCCTGGACCTTTACCTAAAGATACTGATAAACCACTTAACAAAGCAGGTTGTTGTATGCGATAAAAAGCATAAGATGGTCCAGTGGGATCTGGAAATGTATTAAGTTTAACTTCTTGTGTTCCAGGCCAACACCATCCAGGATTGGAACCAACTTGTATTTGTCCTTTCAAACCATAATATATTGTTGTTGGGTATACATATGTAGAAAAACCTTTTCCACCTGCTGATTTAGTTACTAAATCAGTTCCAGGTCCTATTTGTATTCCTGGACTAGCTAAATATGTTGGGTCGTTAATATTTGCTGGAGTTGTTTGAAGAATATCAGATGCGGTATAACTATTTCCAGTTACAGGATAAACACATCCAACAGTTGTTGAACGAAGTTGTATTGAAGCAGTTGCTCCTGTTAATCCATTTGTCTCTACACCAACGTAAGAACCAGTTGAACCAGTTGCGCCTGTAGAACCAGGAGTAGCAGGTTGTGCTATATATATATTTACATCACGTGTACTAACCTGGTTTGAATTTGTAACTAAAATACCACGTTTATTTCCTCCACCATTTGATAATACATTTATTGTAGAACCTTTTACTGAATTAAATGAAAACGAAGAGCTTGTTAAACCTGGCCCTGTTCCTCCACATTCAACACCGTAAACATCAGAACTACCTGTATAGGTGGCTCCAGCATTATTAACATTTAAAACTAATGTTCTAACTTTAGAAGTTTGTGTGTAATTATATCCACCAAAATAAATACCTGTAAGATTATGATGTCCTGTGGAACCTAAGTTTAATGTAACGTCTTCAATTCTTGTTTGATTACCCATAGTTATAAGTCTTGTATCCTGTGTAACATTTAATCTTTGTATTGTAACTGTTTGAGTATTAAGACCTCTTAATGCGGAATAGTCTGGCAAAGTGATTCCTGATGATAAGTTATATGTACCAGGAAGAACATATACTGTACAACCAGTATTTCCTGTTTGTCCCGCATTATAAACAGCTGTTATGGCTTCATCTACAGTTAAAAATGGTAAACCACTTATAGCAGCACCACCTCCAGCTGTTGTTCCATATATAGAATCAACTAAAGCTACTTTTCCCCATTGAGTTCCTGCTATCCCTGTAGCACCTGTTGCACCTGTCGCACCTGTAGCACCTGTTGGACCTGTAGCACCTGTAGCACCTGTTGGACCTGTAGCACCTGTTGGACCTGTAGCACCTGTTGGACCTGTAGCACCTGTTGGACCTGTAGCACCTGTTGGACCTGTATTAGGAAACGATGTTTGTAATAAACTATATCCATTTGGCCCTGTTAAATCTTCATAATTTATATATAAATTTCCAGGATTTCCAGTATAACCAAAATTCATATTTAATAAAATATTAGAA